TCTTGCACCGAAGTGTGTATCGTTTAGTATAGCAATCTTCATTCAGTAGTACCTTCATCTTCACCGTAAAACTTTTCAAGCCCCTTCTTCTTTGTCTTTTTCTGAGCCTTGCTTTTTGTTTCCATTCGCTTCTCGTAGTTAGATACGAAATCATTCATGTAGTCATTATTAAGGTCAATGTAACCAGGTTCACCTGATGCGCCTTCTTCTTTCTCGACGGCAGTACCAGTGAGTACAGATTGCTCTGTAACCTTGTGTCTAATATACACTTGTTTCTTCTCTTTGTCAATACGTCTGAGGAAAGCATACCAAATAATTTGCGTAAAGTATGCAAATGGGTTGCTAGATTTCTGTGGATCAAAGTTCTTTAGTGCTTGAATAGCATTCTCTAAGCCATCACTAATCATCTCTTCTTTGTATGTGTAGCCTGAGAAGTTAGGTTTAGTTGCTAGACGATTTGATATCTGATAGATGCACTCACCGATGTAATTCGGTATCTGAGGGTTCGGTTCGCCCGATTCCTCTGCATCTTTACATTGTTGTTTGTAGTCAATGATAGCCTGTAAAAACTCAGGGTTATTGACGTAATTTCTCTTTGCTCTTGCCATAGGTCACCTCACTTGGTATATATTGTTGTTAATATAACATATTATAGGGAACTTGTCAAGTATTATTTTTCTTTTCGGTTTGCCCTTGACAGGTTGATTCTTTTGGTGTATAATAATATTAATGCTTTTATGAATTAATCTAATGTTTAGTTGATGATCTTGATTCAAGTAATGTTTCATACATCTCTTCTAAGTCTGAGGCATAATCATCATCTGTAAGTATGTCAGGCTCATCATATGAAGCACTTATTCTAGCTTTGAAGTCTTCGTAGTACGAGACTGCTTTGTTGTTTGCGGATTGCACGTAGTATATATCTTCTTTATATAAGACAACGGAGTTCTCCTCGGAGAGGAGTAACCAAGACTTAGCGAACATTCCGTGTACTGGATCAATACTAATTTCTAAAGGGGAGTCTATCATAACGAACTCTTCTTCGTCATGCTCTATGATACCCACTAGGTCTTTACCTGTCTTCAACTTAATAGTTACGTAATTCGGCATAATTATCCCTTAATGTCTACGTTATAGATTTTGAAGTCAAAACCCTGATCACTGTATATCTTTACTCTTTCCTTAAAATGTCTTACTGCGAAATTTTCTTTTGTTTTCCATTGAAGATCGTCTACTATGTCATATAGCGTTGCTTTATCTTTTCCGTTACCTTTTCTGAGAACTCTACCAATCGACTGGAGATTTCGTATGCGAGATTTAGAAGGACTAGCGAAGATAATATTGTCAAGACGCTTAATGTTAACACCAGTAGAAAAGGTACCATAGCTAGCCAGTATGATATTATCTGAAGTAGATTCGGCAATGCCTCGTACTGCTTCTCTATCTTCTGCTCCAACTCCCCCATGAATGAAATGTACGACTTTTCCATCTTTCTCAAGGAGCGGGTGCAAAACTCTGCCATGCTTGTCAACGTATTGAAATAGTATAAGCGTGTTGCCTTCAAGAGACCACGCAAGGTTTCTAATAAATTTGTTACGTGCTTCATTTCGAACAATCCAGTCAATTTCTTCTTGATAACTCTTATTCTTATTTATCTGTCTCGTTTCTGGTGGATATCCTAGAATAAGTGCTTTGATGCCGAACTCTGCTAGAGTACCGTCATCGATTAGTTTTTTAGTTTCAGTTACTTCTTTAGTTGGACCAAACAGTCCTTCTAGTACTAACTTGTGTGTCTGTGATTCATCTAATGTACCAGTGAAGCCATATCTATACTTGACATGCGGTGTCTTCTCTAGTACTTTAGTTAGTGACTTAGCTTTAAACAAGTGTGCTTCGTCACCGATTACAACATCAAACTTCTCGTACCAATCTTTCTTTAACTTGTAGATAGATTGCCACGTTGTTACAGTATAGTCTGCGTCTACGTTCTTGTCAACCCCACCCATAATCTTGTGAATGTCTAGCGGTCTGTTCTTGTTATATTCTACAAAGTCAGATGACATTTGAGATACAAGTGATGTTGTTGGTACAACGATCAGAACTTTACGACCTTGCTCTACATGATGGCGAGACAGTAAGTATATAATGAAAGACTTACCTGATGCTGTCGGTGATAGAAACAATGATCTATTATTATATAGTGCGTGTGCTACAGCATCATTCTGATAGTCTCTAGGTTCAAATGCACTATCAAAGTCTTTTGCTAAGTCATAGCCAGCATTCTCATAGTACTTTGTTTCTGGTAAGAGTGAACTATCTACTTCGACTTCATAGTCTCTATCATTACAGAACTTAATAATGTAAGGAAGCAGACCAGCATAGATCATACCAGTCATTGTATTCATAAGTCTAATCTTGCCGTCCCATACTCTATTCTTGTATGCGGGCATGAACTTATAACCAGGCACGTAGAATTCAAAGTAACCGCTCATCTCCATCTTTACAGATGCTTCAGCATTTACTCTGACATGTACATTATCAATCTTTTCTACGTGAACTTGTTCCATACTATATTACATCGCTCCAGTTCTAAATCGTTCCCAGTCAACAATAGTCTTTAACTGGAACCCTCTATTACTTATCATCTTAATAATTGCTTCTAAATAGTTCACCTTCTCTTCAATCATACCGACTTTTAGTGACAGATTAATCATATCTTGATCTGCATCAATGTATGTACTGATATCTGTTCGTAGTATCTTTAGAGGTTGTGGTTCCCATCCATACTGTTGTAGCTCAGTTATATCTAACTCGCCACGATAGTATTGTTCTTTAAGCAACTTCAATTGCTTATACTTAGCACGTAACTGCTTGAGTTTCATGCCTTCTTCCATGTAGACACGGAAGTATTTGTTATGTAGTTTGGGAATGTTTGCACTCTCGCCAGACACATTCGTCTGATCGATCTCGCTGTCTTTTGCCCACATTTCATATATCTCTTCGATCTTCATTCACTTCTCCATAAAATAACCATGTTGTATTATAGCAGGTTTCGCTATAAAGTCAAGTACTAATTTACAATTCTAAAATCGTAAGATGTATATCTGAAAGTCATATCAACAACTGGTGGTGTAACGTCTGTCTGATTTGTTGCTAGTGCGATACTACCAACGGACACGGGAAACATGTCTTTGAATGTAACTTCTACATTCGGGTTCTTCTTACTACTTAGTACAGTCAAAGTACCGTCTGAATAGATACCATCGCCGCCTGCACCGATTAGNTTTGCGTATTGCTCAAANCCTTCTGGTTTAGTCAAAGAGATTAACCAACGCCATGTCTCTAAGTAAGATGATAAATCTTCGTCTACTAATACTGAGAGTGTAAGATCACCGAACTCTACTTTATCAGCAGGTAAGTAAAGTGTCTTAAAAGGTGTTGCTCTTTCTACAGGCGAAGAAGAGATATCGGGTAATGTGATACCCTGCACAAAGAACTCTACGTGAGGCAAACGACTCATCGTAAAGCGAAACTCATTAGGATTGAGAAAGTTTTGTAATTGGCTCATTTTGTCCTCACTTAATCTACAATACTATTTATAGTCAAAAAAAAGGGCGCTCCGAAGAACGCCCTAATCTGTTCAGTTCACTGACTTCCCGTCAGTTCTGACTTCTTATTATAGAAGGTTGGTGATGATAGAGCGTCTGTAGTAAACGTTTGCGTTTGCTGTCAGAGCGCCTGTACCCGCCGCCGCACCTGGTGCAAATGGATTTGCAACCATGCCGTAACGAGTTTTGAATCCTAGCTTCGACTGGAAGCTATTCTCACCAACTGCACGTACCATTTGTAGCGGTACATATGGGCAGTAGAAGATACCAGCGTCAAATGCGCTAGAACCTTTATAACCTACTACCATGTACTGTGCGCCAGCATATGGATCTACGTACACACGGAAGCGACCGTTAAGTACACCTACGAAAGTGTTACCAGTATCATCTGGGTTCAAGTTGTTGCTGTTCAGAGCAGGAGTGTAATCTAGTACACCAGCCATTTGAAGTGCAGATGCTACATCAGATGAACATAGGATGATGTTACCCTTGCCTCTACGTGTAGTTTTTGCAATCGCATTAGCTTCTTTTTCGATCTGGAACATCAAGCCTTTGAACTTCTCTACTGACCAACGACCGTTAGCATCAACATCTAAGTTGAAAGTACCTGCGGATGCTGTATCGGCAGAACCGGCTACTGCTGAGTTGTACACTGTACGAATTACTTCACGGTTGATTTCTGCAAGCAGTTCAGCCGATAGCATGTTCGCTAGTTCTGTTTCAGCGTCAAGACCGTGAATTGCTTTCAAGTCTTGTGCTAGTTCAGTTGTGTACTCTGCTTTCAACGCACGTGATTGCGCAGTAACAGACACTTTGTCGATTTGGAAAGACATCTCGCCAAAATCGCCACCACCTGTAGAACCAAGTTGTTCTGCGGCGGCAGTTCCCATACCAGTACCAGTTGTTACTGATGCTTGACCTGGAGCGTTTGAAGAGTGCGTACCAGCACCTGAGAAGTCTGTGTCAGCTTCGTTGTAGAAAGCTTCAGTCTTAACAGAGTTGTTTGCACCATCAACGTAGTTTGAACGCATTGCGAAGATCAGTCCTGTTGGACCAGTCATTGGCTGAACGCCAGCAATATCGTATGCAACTAGGTTAGGCATCGCACGACGGACTAGGGAAATAAGTACCGGATCGTAAGATTGCATTTCACCTGTGTGGTTAACCGGTCCTACTTCTGCTTCTGACAAAAGTGATTGCGGTGAATATGAGTTACCCTCTCTGAGAGCAGTCTCGGTGTTTTCTAGCAAAGTAGCCGTTACAGCACTACGATGCTTGTCTGAAATTGGGTTAAGTGCTTCATGCTCAAGCACTGGGCCCCACTTTTTCATTAGTTCTTCGTTTCTCATCTGAATTCTCCTTTTGAGATTTTATCTTTTAGTATTTATAAAAAACTTATTTTGCAAGACGACCAATGCTATCGGCGTATAATGCGATGGCAGGATCAATAGCTGGCTTAGATGCCTCTTCCTCAACTTCTTCTTCAAGAAGTTCTGTCTCATCTGCAACTGGTGCAATTGATTCAGTGAAATAGTTATCTTTGATAGCTTCTAGTTTAACAGAGTAATCTTCTACTGTTTCAAAAGATACTCCTTCTGCTAGAACACCAAGCTTTTCAACCTGAGTATCTGTAAGACCCTCAGAGATAGTTTTGAATGCATCTGCTAACTCTAGTTGCTTTTTATCTTCTTTAAGCGCCATAACTTCTTCTACAACTTCGTTGTATTTAGTAGTTGACTCTTCAAGCTTTTCTTCCATCTCTGCTACAGCATCACGCTGTACATCATCGATTGAAAGGTTATGCTCTACAACCAGACCTTTTAGGCTATCTAGTAGGGACTCTGCAACTTCTACTTTGATGTTAGATTCCACTGCAACAGAATTTTCATCCATCCAGTTTTCAATAACGTAATCAAGGTAGGAGTCTACTTTCTCTACCAAATCTTCTACGGAAGCTTCGACTTGTTCAGCTAGATCCGCTTCAAACTTCTCTTCTAATGCCGCTTTTTGTACCAGCACTTTTTCGTGTACAGCCGCTTCAAAGACTGCTACGGTTTTTGTCTTAAATTCTTCTGAAAGCTCTTGACCTTCGAAAAGACCAGCAAAAGCTTCTTTAAGTCCAGTGTCATTAGTTCCTTTAGATGGACCGTCATCTTTGACTGTATCCGCTTTAGGATCTACTGATTGGTTTTTATCAGCTTTACGATTTTTACCCTTCGCCGCTCCGCCAGCTGGTGTTACAGGATCTGCACTTTCAGAATCCTCTCCAGTTGCCTTAGCTTCGTCAAGTTCCAAATCTAGCTTGTTTTCTAGTTCTTCACTCATTTGACTTCTCCTTTAACAAGTAATATTGTTCTCTATATTTATAATAATCATGTTTTCGACAGTGATTTGATAAACTTTTCAAAGATTACGGCTGCCTGCTCTTCCAACTTACGAGGATCGACTTTCGCAATTTCTTTAATCTCTTCTTCTATACGATCAAAAGCGTTAGCTGTTGTCCATGTAGAAGACGCAACATCATAGACCCAATCAACACCTTCCATTACACCCTTAACGAATGCATCTGGTGCAGAGGGATCAGCTACGATATCTCCTGCTGTAGCAAGCATGAAATCGTTTTGGACTTCCATGATACCTTGCTTGTTCTTTTTGATAGAACCCATACCACGAGACGAAATGCCTAAATTAGCACCCTCATCGATTAGGCTCTTCACGATTTTACCCATAGGCGTTTCCATAATTTTGGCACGCCCGATTACATTAGACCCGTCTTCTTTTAGTTCTGTGAACATGTGAGAGACACGATCCAAATTGATAGTTGGTCCAGCTGGGTGACCAAGTTCTCCGTAAGCACGTTTCGCTTCAACGTAGTTTTTGTTGTAGCGATTCATCTCACGTATTAATGTTTCTTTAGGGTAGACACGACCATTACGATTCTGTATGTCACCTTGCATGATAATACCTTCGATAAAGTAGTTCTTACCTTTAGTATTACCCTCTTCATCCAGGATGTCTTCTGAGATGTATTGTACGTCTTCAACGATTTCTTTAATTAGTAGTGACATTATTTCTTCGCCTTACTGAAAGCGAAGTCAACCATTTTCATGAACATGTTTTCGTTCTTGCCAATAGCGTCAGCAAACTTCTTTTGATTAGAGCCGTTTAACGCATCATGTACTTGTACTAATGCGCTTGCTGTGAACATGTCAATGCGTGGTTGAGTGCCATCGCCGAGTTTAATTCTTTTGTTTTGTTTAGTCTTGACAATCTTACGTAGATCGTCAATAACTGCTTCGCTCAGATTGCTTTCGGATACACTCTGCTCTTCCATGTCGCACTCATGATCTTCGCCTTTTTTATATGTAGCACCGCACTCTTCACATTCAATAGAACGCTCTTCATACACTGCTTCATCGTCATCACGATCTGCAACACGTTTTTTCTTTTTAGTCTTTGCTATAAACTGATCATCTTTAGCAACAGGATGATCTTTCTTATCTACGATATGTTTATCTACAAAGTTTTGCTCATCAGGTGACTTAATCTTGTCAACTGTTTCTCCGAGCATCTCCTTAAAGCTTTTCATCTGATCACCTTTGTTTAATCTTCGTCTTCTTCGTCATCATCATCTTCGTCTTCGTCCTCATCATCGTCGGCATCTTCGTCTTCTTCTTTGACTTTTTTGCCTTCGTCAATTGAGTCTTCAACTTCAACTTCGACTTCTTCTGTTTCTACTTCTTCTTCAACAGCAACTTCTTGGGCACCGAACATGTCATCGTACTTTGTTTCAATAGCACTTCCCATCTTCTCAGCCATAATTGCGTCAAACGTTTTTTCGAATGCACCAGCATCTTTAGTATATGCTTGGTTAATCAGGTCTTTAATACTCATAAGTATCTCCTTTTCTAATTCTAATATTATTTATGCAAAATCGTTATTGTCTGTTTCATCTTCTTCAGGCTCTTCGCCTTCGGCTTCAATCTGCTTATCAACGTTTGTAATTTCATCTTCAGACATATAGAGAACGTTCTTACGAATCCACTCTTTAGAATAGTACTCACCTTTGTACTCATCAATGTCACGCAAAATCTGCAAACGGTTTTGTAGAATTTCAGATGTCTTCAACTCTTCAAAATGATTATCAGACATAAAGTCATATCGTATTTGTGCTTGAATGCCAGCCCACTCTTCTGGTGCAATTACACCTTTTAGAATAAGTTGCTTCTCAAGTATCTTGTCAAACAAGATAGCAAATCTAGCACGTAGTCTACGAATAAACTTACTAAACTTAACTTCATCACGACTAATCTCTGATGCTCTTCCTAATGAGAAGCCTGCATCACTCTCTAAACGAGAAACAGGAACGTTCAACGCTTTGAACAAACGCTTTTGGAAATATTCGACATCATCTAGTTCGCCTAGATTTTGTCCACCTGGTAGAGTCGAAATCTCTGTACCACGACCACCCTCTCTTCGAGGCAACCAAAAGTCATCAGTCATTGACATATGACGACGGTCATCCTTGACCTCCCCCGATGTCGCATCATATACTAAACGATTCTTGTGTTTAGTCATCATATCACGTAGATATTGTTCTGCTTTCATTTTAGGCAGATTACCTACATCAATATAAAAAATTCTTCTTTCAGGCGCACGTGAGATACGATAGATAACTACTGCATCTTCCATAATGCGCAACTGGTTCAAAGGCTTGTGTGCCTTGTGTAAATGAGACAGTACTAATGTAGTGTTCTCATTCAGTAAACCTGAGTTACAATTTACAATAGAGTCTCTTGCAATACGTAACCCTGCGGCGTTTGTATTATTAAGATCATATCCACTACCTATAGTTCCACTATTGGTGTTGTGAAAACCCTTCTCATTATAAATGTAATACTCGTTTTTGATACGTTTAAAGAAAGTTGAATTGCCACTCTTTGTAGTGCTTCTTTCTTTGTCAAACTCTCTAATCTTACGTAGCTTACGTGGATCAATGTATCGTAACTCTAAGATACCTCTCTTAGGTTGCTTCTCATCAATCATCACGTGAAAGTTTAATCTACCATCAACGTACCATTTTGTAAAAATATCATATCCATGATTTGAAAAGTCTAATAGTCTAAGACAATTATCAAACTCTTCTCTAATTCTTTTCTTAATATTATCTGGTAAGTCTACGTCATCTGTTACACACTCAACAGGCTTGCTGTCGTATGAGATATTAATAGACTCATTCACAATATCATCAACTGCCATTTGAACTTCTGGTTGTTGCATCATACCACGGTATTTCTGCACTAACTCAGCTTCGGACTTAGCAGTACCCTCTAAATCGATAAAACTACTTACAGCGCCGCCAGTAGCCGTAACGCTTACTGCGCCATCGTCATTGTTCGGTTCTGCGAAGGAACGTAAATTCTTGTTCTCTTCGTTTTTTCGTTTTATTTCAAATCCAAATAATTCCATACTTCATCCTTTAATAAGAGAGAGGCATTATACCCCTCTCTTTACTTAGTCATTCTGGATTAAGCGTTTGTGCCAGCGTTACCTGTTGCGCCACCGCTTACTTCCCACCAATCATATTGGAATGTCACATCAAATCTTTCAATGTCATCTGTAGTTGACCAATCCATTGTGATTGCCGCTACAGTTGTTGGGAATAGTCCATTAAATGTATATTCACGTAGTGGAACACCAGTCTTAGAATACTGAATGATCTGCGCCTGAGATTTATACTCAGATGCTTGTGCAGTATTCAACTGTCTTTGGTTGCCCTGGTGACTATTGATAGAAGCCATCCAGTTTTCCATTGCGTTGCGAACTAGAAAATCTTCATCGTTCATAATAGTCACAGTCCATTCAGCGAATGTTCTGTCACCTGCTAGTTTTACTTTGCGCCCGAAGTAAGGGATTTCAATAGTCCCTAACGTTGATTCGGGTAGCTGTGCCGCTTGTACCATAAAGGGTGTCTTAAGGTCAGCAATTCCATTGATCGGATTAGTAATCTGAACTTGGAAAAGAGACGCTTTAGCACCCCCGAAGGTTAGCTGGCTCTTGATTTCATTAATGTTGAAAGCCATTGTGCGTTATCTCCTCTTTCTTTTATTTATGTTACTGACCAACGATCTCTGAGAATTCAACACCAGTTCTAACTGCAACAAAGTTGAGTTGGATGAAGTTGATAGCACGTGCAGGCTTGATATAGATATCGCCTACAAACTGATTGCTGTCAATCACCTGTGAAGTGTTGTTAGTCTCATCGCAGACAACTCTGAAGTCATAGATACCTCTACGACCTTGAACATCTCGTAAGAAAGGCTCAACTAGATTGCGGAACTGCGCTCTGGTAAACTCATCGTTAAATTCGAATAGAGTAGACTTAGAAGCAGTTGAGATTGCTTTTTCAAGAACGATAAACAAACGGCGGACGTTAATTCGGTCGAATGCACTCGGTTGGTTCAAATATGTTTTATCACCAAATAGTAGCGTACCTTGCCCTGCTTGTGTGATAACGGGGTTGATACCGTTTTTGTACAATAAATCACGATCTGTCTTAGTTGGGTTTAATGCCAACTTAACAACGTTCTTAATTCCACCACGACTATAGCCTGCTGGTGAGAACCAAGGATCACGTGCATCGTCTGTTCTTGCACATAGACCTGCTACATCACCGTTTAGTGGAATCCAACGATATACATCGTTGTACTTATCGTACTGATACTTATGTCCACTGTCTACAACTGCGTAAGACGATGATGATAGTGTTGATACTGCTGTAACGATATCTTGTGCTGATGCTGTGTTAGNTACATCTGGTGTGATAAACNCCATACAGTCTTTTCTAGTTTCTGCGATATTATCAATCACGTAGTTCTGTACAACCAAATCTGGGTGACCAGTAAGAAGTAGAGACACATCAATGTTCTCAGCCGCTTTAAACTTGTCCCAACCTAGTCCAACTGGACCTGCACCGATTGCTGTTTCACTCGAACCNTCTGCGCCAGTTGTAAATGCTTCTACTGCCGAAGTACCTG